AGGGAATTAATATTCTACCCAGCACCTGATAAAGAGTATGAAGTAGTATATGAATATTTTCGTCTAGGGTTTGAACTAGAGAGTGCAACAGATGTACCAAACCTACCAGAACAATATAAGCATACTATTGTAGATGGTGCTATGTATTATGTTTACCAGTTTAGAGGTGATAATCAAGCAGCACAATTAGCATTACAAAAGTTTGAACAGGGTATTAAGCAACTACGTAGTTTACATATCAATCGCACAGAATATTTACGAGACACAAGAGTACATTTCTAATGGCTACACAGTGGCAAACATTTCCTATTGAGTTTAAGGGTGGTCTCATCTCTAATCTCAGTGCCTTGCAGCATGGTACTAATGCTGTTGGTTCTGCTACTATTTTACAGAACTTTGAAGCTACTAAAGAAGGTGGTTACTCTAAGATAAAAGGTTATGAAAAGTATAGTACTACAACAGTCCCTGGCACAGGCTCTATCTTAGCTTTAAAAGTTATAAGCTCTGGAAGAATTGTAGTTGCTAGAAAGAACGCTAGTAATGTAACAGAGTACTATTATGGTACAGGTACTTCATGGACTTCTATGGGTGCTAGACCTTTGTTAGGCACTAAGGCACGTAGTTCTTTTTACAATCTAGACGGTAATGACAAAGTTCTGTTTGTTGATGGAGTTAACTACCCTGCTAGTTATAACACTTCTGGTAATTCTCTTACAGCAATAGCTAGTAGTACAGATGTTCTAGGTGCTTCGCATGTAGCTGTGTTTAAAGACACAGCGTTCTATGCAAAGGGTAATAATGTATTCTTTACTGCCCCTTCTACTGTTGATAACTTTGCATCAGGAGATGGGGCAGGTTCTATAAGTGCCTCGTCTGATGTAACAGGTTTAGTTGTATTCCGTGATCAACTTATTATATTTACGTCTGATAGTATAAAACGTTTAACGGGTAGTACAGCATCTGACTTCCAAGTATCACCTATAGCAAGTAAGATGGGCTGTATAAACGGAGATACTATACAAGAGGTTGGTGGTGATATTATATACCTAGCAGCTGACGGTATTAGATTACTAAGTGCTACTGATCGTATTGGTGACTTTGGATTAGATATTGCATCCGATCCTATTACTAAAGATGCTACTAAATTCTTGGGTAGTACATCCAACTTTACTTCTGTTATTTTAAGAGAGAAAGCCCAATACAGAATCTTTGCATTTATTGAGTCTGAACAAAATGAAGTTGCTAAAGGTTTAATCGCTACTAAGCTTGTAGCACAGGGTGCTTCTGGTATGAGTTGGTCTACTACCTTTGGTATAAAAGCACATATAGCTGACAGCCGATATTCAGGTACAGCAGAGACTATTGCTTTTGCTAATGGCGATGGCTACGTCTATATTATGGATACAGGCTCTAGCTTTGATGGTTCTAATATTGATGGCTTGTATGAGTCTCCTTTTATGCCTATTTCTGATCCACAGTTACGTAAATCTTTTTATAAGATTACTTTATATGCTACTCCTACAGGCCCTATGGATTTAGGGTTAAACATAAAATATGACTTTGATGCAAAGACAAATACATCTCTTGTACAACCTCCTACACAAAGAATAGAGAGTACAGGTACTGCTATATTTTTATATGGCTCTTCTGGTTCTGTTTTTAATAATGCTACCTTTGGAGGAGAGCTTGACGTAGTATATAATACTAATCTTGTTGGTTCAGGTAAGACTATAGCACTACGTGTAGAGGACAACTCTACTAATCCCACATTCACTCTAGACACAGCCTTGTTAGAGTATAGACAAAACGATAGACAGTAAGGACTAAAACATGGCAGGTTATACACGTCAAGATACAAGTAACAACATTGCTAACGGTAACGTTATTGATGCCGATGATTTTGATGCAGAATACAATGCTCTTGAAGCAGGGTTTAATGCATCATCAGGGCATAAACATGACGGTACTTCTGGTGAAGGAGCACCTATTACTAAAATAGGTCCTGCTCAAGACTTAGTTGTTTCTTCTGCAACAATGCTACCAAAGACAACAAATACTTTAGATGTAGGATCTACGAGTGTTAGGTTTAAAGATGCTTTTTTTACGGGTGGTGTTAATACCGCTACTGTTACAACCACAGGTAATGTCTCTGTAGGGGGTAATCTTAGTGTTACAGGTAATACTACTATTGCTGGTAACCTTACTTTTGGAGATGCAGCTACAGATACTGTAGACTTTAATGCTGATGTGAATAGTAACATATTACCAGAAGTAACAGGTACTTTTAGTTTAGGTACTTCTACACAGCAATGGCAGAACTTATGGCTAGATGGTGTGGCAAATGTGGACACTCTTACTGTAGATGAGAATGCTACAGTAGCAGGTACACTGGGTATAACAGGTGTAACAACAGCAACAGGTGGCGTTGTAGGTGATGTCACAGGTGACTTAACGGGCAATGTTACTGGTAATCTTACAGGTAACGTAACAGGTGACATAACAGGTAATGCTACAGGTAACGTAACTGGTAATGTTACAGGTAACTTAACAGGTGACGTGACGGGTGATGTAACAGGAGACATTACAGGTGATGTTACAGGTGATGTTACTGGGGATGTAACAGGAGATTTAACAGGTAATGTAGCAGGTAATGTTACAGGAAACCTAACTGGTAATGTTACAGGTGGTGTTACAGGTAACGTAACAGGAAATCTAACTGGTAATGTTACAGGCAACGTTACAGGTGGTGTTACTGGAGATGTGATAGGTGACTTGACAGGTGGTGTTACGGGTAACGTAACTGGTAATGTTACAGGCAACGTAACAGGAAACCTAACAGGCGATGTTACTGGTGACGTTACTGGAGATGTGACAGGTGCTTTAACAGGTAATGCATCAACAGCTACAGCATTAGCTACAGCACGTAGTATTACTTTATCGGGTGATGTTACAGGTACAGCATCTTTTAATGGCACTTCTGATATTACTATAGCAGCAACTGTGCCTACACAAGTACTAGCTATAAGTGATGTTGTTGGATTACAAACAGAAATAGATACTAAAGCAGAACTAGCTGGTTCTTCATCTCAAGCTTTCTCTGCTTCAACTCTCAACGCTACTACTGTAGACTTAGGTGACTGGACCATAACAGAGAGTTCTGGTACTTTGTACTTTGCTACTAGCGGTACTAACAAGATGAAGCTAGACGCAAGTGGTAACATTACTGTAGCAGGAAACGTAACAGCATATGGTACTATCTAATGGCTGATATTAACTTAACACCAGATGAGTTAGAATCTATGTTAGATCGTGCAGCTAAGCGCGGAGCTAAACAAGCTCTATCCTCTATTGGCTTACATGATAAGTCAGCAGCTAAAGATATAAATGACATGAGAGATCTACTTGACGTATGGCGCGATACACGTAGAGGTATATGGTCTACATTCGTCAAGGTAACAACAATCGCTATTTTAACATTCATCGCTGGTGCAGTGTGGATGCAGTTAGGGAATAAATAACATGGCAAAAAAGTTTGTAGGGTTTAAACCTGAAACATTAAAAAATAAGGTTTTACCAGCGCTGGGATATAACGGCCCTACGGATCAAAAATCTATTAATCTCTTTCTATCATCCAACCCTGCGGCGGCGGCTAGAATGGGTAAGTTCACACTAGCGGCTAGGAGAACCATAGAAGGTAATCCTGTTAAGATGATGGCTGAAGGTGGTACTACTACAGATGAAGAAGAAACTACTACAGATGAAACTACTACAGATGAAGGTACTGTAGTTAATAGTGGCGCAAGTACTATGACTTCTGCTATAACAAAAGACCCTCGTAAGTTAACTATCAAAGCCGATACAGTAGCTAATACTGGTACAGGTACAGAGATTGCTACAGGTACAGGTCAACTAGGTGACGCTAATACAGCTACAAATGTAACAGCCGAACAAGCACCAGAAGCAGTAGCTTCACCAACCACACCAGTATCTACTATAGATTCAGCTACTGCGGCTCCAGCTGTAGATAAAGCACTTGCAGGTGTTACCGCAGCTACAGGTACTGTAAGTGACGAAGCTACTATGACAGCGGCTACAGGAGATCCTACAAAGTTAGCACAGTTAGAGCTAGAGGCGGCTCAGGGTGAGGCAGCTAAAGTAGAAAATGCTCCTACACGTGTACTTGAGACAGGCGAGACTATTGATGGTTCATCTGTAGATCAACAAAAAGTACAAGACATATATGGCACAGAAAAGCTAGAAGCGGCTAGTGTTCAGGACGAGATGTCTTCCTTAATGGCAGACTTTGAGGGTGGCTCTACACCAGCATGGGCGGCAGGAGCTATGAGAGGTGCTACCGCAAGGATGGCAGCTAGAGGTTTATCTGCTTCATCTATGGCTGGTATGGCTATCGTACAAGCGGCTATGGAATCTGCGTTACCTATAGCACAGATGGATGCATCTAACAAACAAGAGGTTGCTATGGAGTCTGCACGTCAACGTGCTGGCTTCCTCAACATGGAATTTACTCAAGACTTCCAAGCTAAGGTTCAGAACGCGGCTAAGGTATCTGAGATAGCTAACATGAACTTTACAGCACAACAGCAGGTAGCTCTTGAGAATGCTAAGATGGCTCAGACTATGAACCTAGCTAATCTAAGTAATCGTCAAGCTAAGGTTATGGCTGATGCAGCGGCTATGTCTCAGATGGATATGGCTAATCTAAACAATAGACAGCAAGCACAGCTACAGAATGCTCAAGCTTTCTTACAGATGGATATGACTAACCTAAGTAATGAGCAACAGACAAACATGTTTAAAGCTCAAGAGCGTGTTAATACTATTCTGTCTGATACAGCACAAGAGAATGCGGCTAAACAGTTTAACGCTTCATCTGAAAATCAGACTAACCAATTCTTTGCTACACTTGCTACGCAGGTATCACAGTTTAACTCTGAGCAAAAGAGTGCTATGTCTCGTTTCAACGCTGGTGAAGCTAATGCCTTAGCTAGATTTAACACAGATCAAGAGAATGCACGTGACCAGTTTAACGCTACTAATCATTTGGTTGTAGCACAGGCTAATGCTCAGTGGGCGCAGTCTATAACAACAGCTGAAAACGCAGCTGACAACCAAGCTAATCGTGACGCGGCTCTTGCCGCTAACAACTTGACTATGACTGCTTACAACAATATGGTTCAACGTGAACGTGACGTTCTTGCTTGGGCTTGGCAGTCAGGTGAGAACGCAGCTCAAAGGGATGCTAACATTGCCATTGCTAAGATTCAAGCTGAGGCATCTGCTTCTGCTGGGGGCGACACTGACTCTAGTGGCCTATCAGCGGCATCAGGAAAGTTCCTTGGAGAGATTGCCACTAACGCAGCCGCTTTACTATTCGGAAAGTTATAATATGCCAGAACCAGGTTATGATCCAAACGCTGTATCGAGTTCCTACAATCCTAGTAGTTCTTCTCGCCCTAAAGAACGTCCTTCAGGTCTAGGCTCACGCCCTAGTACAGCAGATAACAAAGGTAGTTCTGCAGTCTTCTCTGCACCTAAACCTACGTACTCTAACAATGACAACGATAACAAGTCAGACAAAAGGTTAACACCAGCGTCTGCCTTATATAGTGCTACGGCTAGTTCTTTAGCTGAGTCTGGTGCTAGACTGTCTGCTAATCAAGAAACAAGAATAACACCTATGAATTTGTATGATCAAAAGAACATGCAAGAGATGCAGACAGAACTAGAAGATTACTTGCGTGGTGTTGATATTGAAGATGCTATCGCAGCTGACATGGCTCGTATGGCTGTACCAGAAGTTTATACAGGTGAAACAGATGATGTTACTGTTAAGGCTGGAGATACACTAACAGCTATAGCTAAAGATAAGGGTGTGTCCTTACAAGAGTTAATAGATGCTAACCCACAGATTACTAACCCTGATATGATTAGGCCTGGTGAGAAGGTTGCTATGCCAAGTGCTGTTACGATAGTAGAAACACCTACTGTAGATACAGAACAAGACACCTCTACAATAAAAGGTGGGGATGTAGGTCTAATGTCTACCCCTGTTAAAAATCCAACACAGCAACTATTAGACCGTATAGCTTTAGGAGAAGGTGCAGACCCTAAAAAGCTACAAAGACAAGCAAAACATAATATAGGAACTACTGAATATGATATGGTTTATAACTATGGAGACACAATAAAACCTAGTAAACCTATAACAGAAATGAATTTATCTGAATTAGCAGATTACCAAGAAAAGTTAATAAATGCTACTAAAGGTACATTGCCAGGCACTAAATATGGTACAAGTGCGGTGGGTAAATATCAAGTAGTACACACTTCTTTGTTTGGCAAAGGAGGTACTCCACAATCACCAGCAAAAAATTCTTGGGCTGACAAACTTAACCTAAAGGCTACTACTATTTACTCTCCAAAAGTACAAGAAGATATAGGTAGATTAGCTTTAAAGGAAACAGGATATGATAATTGGTTGGCAGGTAAAAAATCAGAGGCAGCTATGTTGAAACGTGTATCTGATATATGGGCTTCTGTAGAGGGAAGTACTGCTAGGCAGGGTACACATACACGTATAAAAGACTTAGAGCCTTTCTTATCACAGGTTAGACCGTAATGTTTGGACTTCCTTTAGAATTAATAACAATGCTTTTCTCCACTGTCTTAGGTGGAGTTATGTCCATGTGGGGGCAAAGCAATAAGAATAAAGCAGAACATCAGAAAGCCCTAGTAGGTGCAGTCAGCGATGCAAGAGAGCATGGCAAGACAGATAAACACTTTGCTTGGACACGTAGGATCATAGCTTTATCTGCAGTCTTCTCTATTATTGTGTTGCCAAAGCTAGTAGCAGTATGGTATCCTGACGTAAGTGTAATCGTTGGTTATACAGAAGTACAAGGTGGCTTCATCAACTGGCTACTAGGTGCACCAGATGCTATACATTGGAAAGCAGCTCGTGGCTTTGTTATAACCCCACTAGACACACACATAGTTTCAGCAATAGTCGGCCTATACTTTGGCGCTGGCTTTACCAAATAGGATAATAATATGCCAATAGCAGGACCATTTGATAGACCAATTCCTGGTGAGTCACTCACAGGTGAACCGCGTAATAACCCTTGGGAACAACCAGCGCAAATGTCAGACGTTAACGAAGTAGCTAAATACTACATCGAGAGACTAGACAATGAAGAGGTGTTGCAAGATTTTGGTTCTATGATACAAGCTGGTGCATCCTTAGCTCCTATTGTA